TCGTTCGCTGAACAGTCGGACGTTTGGGAGCCGGTCACGGCGAAGAAGGGTGATGACTGATGACTACACAACTTGATGCGCAGATCGGGTACAAGAAGGAGTCTGCTTTCGGTACGCCGGTCACAGTGGATTCGTTTGTGGAGTTCATTGCTGAGGATCTGGATTATGCGATCACGTTCGCTCAGGGTGCCGGCATGCGGGTGGGGCAGCGGATTGATTACTCTGACCGTCGTGTGAAGGTCAAGGAGGAAGCGTCTGGGTCGTTCACTGTGGAGGTGCAGTCGAAGGGTCACGGCAAACTGATTGAGGCTGCGCTGGGTGGTACTGGCACGTCTACGTTGATTGCCGGTTCGTCTTACCAGCAGTTGTTCACCCCGACGACGACGGACTATCTGGACTCGTACACCATCCAGAAGGGTGTACCCCCGCTGGGTGGTGCCTCAACTTTCCCGATGACTCTTGATGGGATGGTCTGTTCAGGGTTCGAGGTTGCCGGTATCAACGCAGGTATTCCCACGTTGAAGTTCAATTGGATGGGCCGCAACCTGGCGACTGCGACTGCGTTGGCGACTGCTTCGTATCCGTCGTCGGTTACGGAAATGTCGTTCATTCACGGGTCGCTGACGGTTGGTGGCACTATCACAGTGCCGACCACGACGGCGTTGGGTTCCTCGAGCGGTTCGGCGTCTGCGAACATTCGGGACTTCTCTCTCACCTACGACAATGGGTTGGACCCGAACGGGTTCAACTTTGGTGGGTTGGGTAAGCGGTCCCGTAAACCGGCTTTGGGTAAGCGGAAGATCACCGGTTCACTCACCGTCGAATACGACAGCAACACTCTGCGGGATGCGTGGATTGCCGGAACTGATCTTGGTTTGGTGATCACGTTCCAGAACACGGCCACCGCAATTTCGGGTGCCAACTATCCAACATTCCAGATCACGATTCCGGTTCTTCGGTTGGATGGTGAACTGCCGAAGGTGAACGGTGGTGATGTGGTGACACAGACGGTTCCGTTTACGGTGTTGGATGGGCGTTCGGCCACCCATCCGTTCTATGTGGCGATTGTGACTGCGGAGACGGCTATCTAAGTGGTTCAGGTCACCATTGATACCAAACAATGGAATGCCGAATTCGCACGGTTGCGCCAGTTTGAACCAGCCCTAGCACGCTCCTTACGCAGGAACATGCGGGAGGTGGGGGACGACGCTCTCAATGAAATCAAGAGAACCGTTCTGCTCCCACCCCCGAACGATGTGCCCGATGTCACAAGGGATTCGCGTGAGGCGATAGCTCGGCAAACGAAGTTCGAAGTCAACTTCACCGCCAGGTCTGCCGGCATCAGGTTCAAAACGTCTCCGGGGAAACTGGGCAACTTCATTTTTGGCTACAACCAGAAAGCCCCATTCCGGCACCCAGTGTTCGGGCGAGAGAACGTCTGGGTCGCCCAGCAGGGTCGCCCGTACTTTGGGGCGGTGCTGACGAAGGATGCGACAACGAAGATGCTCGCTCGGCTCGAGAACGTAATTGATGATGCCAACAAGGCGATAGGGGCCAAGTTTTGAAACTCATTGTGAACGATGTCGTCTATGACGTGACTGCTTCTTTGCAGAACGCGGCACTCGGGGATCTGTTGACGTTGAAGCTAAAAACGAAAACGGTTGACTTCCTGGGGGTGACGGTCAAGTTCATTCAGGACACCTTCACCACGGTAGGTCAAAGGATGACTGACGAACCCGAGTTCGATGCGCTCGAGCTGTTGGGTGATGAGGGGTTCCTACGGGCCATGTCGGGGCTGATCTTCCTAGCCCGCCGTGGGGTGGGCGAAACCCTCGACGTTGCCGAAGCATTCGACACGAAGTTTCAGCAGTTCCGCATCGAACCAGAAGATGACGAGGTTGACGATGCTGCCCCAAAAGAATCCGTGGGGGCGGCAAACGTCGAACCCATCTAACCGACCCGCTTGACGACATTGAGGGGTCCGTTTACCGGTACCTGTTAGCGGTTCAGCAAGCTTTCCCAGGGTGTGGGATCACCGTTCATAACGTGTGGGCTACCCCTTACATCTGGTGGCGGGCCTACGTGCAACACATTGACGACTTACAGGAGAAGAACTAATGGCTTCAAAGTCGTTGACGTTCGAGCTGTACGGCAAAGACCGTACCGCGTCTGCTGCGATGCGTGGTGTCTCCAATGAGGCCGACCGTATGGGACAGGCTATGCGGCGGGTGGGTATCGCTGCGGTTGCTGGTTTGGCGGTGGCAACGGGTGCGGCAATCGCGTTCGGCATTTCTTCGGTGAAGGCGTTTGCGGATGCGCAAGCTCAGCAGGAACGACTCAACTTTGCTTACGAGAAGTTCCCTGCTATCGCTGATGTGACTCGCGCTTCCTACGATGCGCTCAACACTGCTCTGGCAACTAAGACCGGGTACGACGATGACGCGATCGCGTCGGGTCAGGGTGTGCTTGCCCAGTTCGGGCTGACCGGTAAGCAGTTGCAGACCCTCACCCCTTTGCTGCTCGACTACGCCCGCGCCTCCGGGCAGGACGTTGTTGGGGCGGCTGAGGATGTCGGCAAAGCGATGCTCGGTCAAGGACGAGCCCTGAAGGGTATCGGTATTGATTTCAAGGATGCCGGATCTGTTGCCGCTAACTTCGATCAGGTCATGGCCGGGCTGACCACAAACGTGTCGGGGTATGCGGAACAGTTCGGTACGACGGCGGCGGGGAAGTTCGAGATCCTGTCGATGAAGTGGGGCGAGTTCCAGGAGAAGGTTGGTTCGGCACTCCTGCCCGGGCTTGAAAAGTTGATGGTGTTTGCCGAATCGGATGTGATGCCTGCGTTGCAGGGGTTCGCTGAATGGTTCGCCACAGATGGTGTTGTGGGTATCGGGCATTTCATTGATGCGCTCGCATGGATCAATGAAAACCAAGCGATCTCCGTCGCGGCGTTGGCGGCGTTGGCGGCAGGGTTCGCCGCCATTTCGGTGGCAATGGATGTGAACCCTATTGGGGCGTTCGTCGCACTGATTGGGGCAGCAATTGTGTGGTACACCTACTGGGCGTCGGTGGTGAACTCGAAGTCGAACGAGATCATCGGGGCAATCCAAACGGTCGAAGTTGCTTTTCAGATCGTGTTGCAGAACATTGCTGTGGCGATCAACTCGTTCCTTGTCCCGTTGAATGCCCTCATCTCCGGGATCAATGCGTTGACGGGCATGAACATTGCCCGGATCGGTATCGCGGTTCCTACAGTCAATGTTGGCGGTTCAGTGAGTGTCGCACCGACTAGCACGTCTCGAGCGTCGGTAGGCAAAAAGACCGGCATGAAGGCGTTTGCTGACGGCGGCATTGTGAAGGGTGGCCGTGGTGGTGTTCTCGGTCTGATTGGTGAGAAGAACTACGACGAACTAGTTGTCCCGTTGAAGTCGGGTCAGAACTTCGGCGGCGGGGATACCTACAACTTCACCTTCCCGGGTGCGATTGTCGGTAACGAAGATCTCATCGCTAAGACGGTGGTTCGGGCTGTGCAGAATTCGCAGAAGCGAGGCCAAACACCGAGGGGTGCCCTTGTCTAGGATCACCCCGTTCCAGATTGCTATGGGGGTCGGTGCTGCTGGTGCTCTTGTTGACGTTTCCACGTATGCCGATTTGGCGGCTGGAGTGCAACGGTCATGGGGGCGGCGTACCGAGTTCGAGGACATCGCCCCTGGGGTGTTCTCGTTTGTGCTGGATAACTCTGACGGGCGCTTCACCCCCGGCAACACCGCCTCCCCGTTGACGACCACTGTTACTGAGGGTATGGCGGTGTGCTGGAACACGGGCGGGCGTTTGGTGGCCGGAACCATTTTGGCAATCGAACCGACGTTCCCTAATGACGAATCGGCATGGGCGCAAATTCGGATCACCTGTGTTGATGTTCTTGGCGCGGCAGGGCGCAGAGAAGTCGCTGACGGCACCCTAGCTGCTGCTGTGTTGGATGCCGCAGATCCGTTCATCTTGTGGCCGCTCGATGACGACGCAAGTTCCACTACCGGGCGCGAAACAACCAACAGTGGTGTCGGTCAACTGAGCACAGTAACTGGAACTTTCGGATTGCCTGGGGTGGATGAAAGCCTAGGAACAGCTTTTGGGGGCGGCAACGGAGTCGGTTTGGGCTACCTCCCAGCTAAGCCGCTTGCGTTCAACTACTCATCAACAGATCACGGCTATTGGAGCTGTTGGGCGTCACCAACGGCAAGCAATAATTTCTACATGTTGGTGCATGATGGTCTGGGCATCTCATACCTGTACTTTGACTGGAACCGGAACGTCCCCAACAAGTTCTCTGTGTGGTCCGATACGGGCAGCGCATGGACCCCACCAGCTGACTTCTTTGATACCGAGTGGCACTTCTTTTCGTATCTGTCAGAGCTTGTGGGCGGCAACCTCATACAGTCTTTGTACGTTGACGGCGTACAGGTAATTTCTCTCAATCGTGGCGCTCTGCCGCTCATGGGAAACCAGATCGCTTCCG